CCGGTCTGGACGTAGGCCACCGAGAAGCGGGCCATGCCGCCCTCGTCGGTGGTCTCGGTGACGGTCCAATCGGTCACCACCACCTGCATCTCGCCCTTGTAGGGGTGCACCAGCGTGCCCGGCCCCGGCAGATCCAGGGCATCCTCGAACGCATCGCGGGCGCCGAAGTAGTCGTCGCCGGCAATGAAGGCCTCGAAGCTCAGCTGGCGCGCCTTGAGGCCGAGATCCTCCGGCTCCGGCAGATCCACGCCCGGATACGAGTGCAGCACCACGCGCCGGCCGCCCTGGCGGGGCGCCTGGGCGAAGCTGAAGGGCACGCCACGGAAGGTCGCGGGGCGACGCTGCGCCAGCCAGGTCGGGTCGCTCACCGGGCCTCACCCAGCGCCAGGGGCCCGCTGCCGACGTTCAGGCTCACCGGGCCGCGCTGGGTGATGCGGCGCACGCGCGGCCGGCCGGAGTCGTCGATGCGGATGTCGATGCTGCCGCCCACCTCGACCGGCGCGCCCTGGGCGCCGCCGGTGAGGGTCTTGGCCGGCGCGCCGATGACGGTCGGCAGCGGTCCGCCCAGCGGGTTGCGGATGCTCAGGCGGGACAGGTTCAAAGGCGCCTTGAACGGCACTTGAACCGGCGCTTCGCCGGAGGCGCCAGGCGTGTTGAACATGGTGCCGTTGGCGTCGAAGAGCAGCCGGAACGGGTTCAGGGCCTTGAGCTTGTCCAGCACCTTGTCCACTGCCTTCCCGACCACGTCGACGGCGCCGTACCACAGATCTCGCCACCAGGCCTTGAAGCCCTCCCAGTGCTTGTAGATCTGGTAGATGGCCACGCCCAGGGCGACAATGGCGGCGATGGCCAGGGCGATCATGGTGGCGATGAATACCAGGGGGTTGGCCAGGATGGCGAAGTCGAGCGCCCAGATGGCCCCAATAAGCTTGATGATGGCCGCCGCGAACTGAACCAGGCGCACCGTTGCCATTAGAGTGATTAGTGTGTCCCAGCCTCCAAAGGCATTGACCACCTTGTCGACGGCGCCGAGCATCGTTCCCAGCACTGTCACGATCCGCACGAAGTTCATGAAAAGATCCGGCAGCCCATCGATCAGCCGCTGCACGAACTCCGTCAGCTTGGAGCGCGCCACCGCGTCGTTGGCATGAATCCAGGCGGTCAGCCTGTCGATCAGCACTGTCACCCCCGGCATGAGGTCCATCACCACGGCCTGCGCCAGCTTGGTGACGGAGTCCATCATCCGGTTGAGGCTGCGGGTGAACTTCTCGCTGTTCTCCAGCTGCTCTTTGCTGAAGATGCCGTTGCGCTCCGCCTCGTCGCCGTAGTCGCGCAGCGCCTTGCCGCCCTCGCGCAGCGCCGGGATCGCGGCCAGGCCGCCGCGCCCGAGCAGGGTCATGGCGACATAGCCCTCGCGCGCCTTGTTCGGAAACTTCTCCATCCAGTCGGCGATCTTGTAGAGGATCTCCAGCGGCGATTGCTTCCGCAGATCGTTGGCGCTGATGCCGATGGCATGAAACGTCGAGAGCATCTGCTGGTTGCCGCGCAGCGCCTCGATGATGTTGCGGTTGAGGAAGGCCTGGGCCTCGGCCAGCGAGCCAGACTCGGCGCCCAGCATCTTCTCGGCATAGGCCAGGCGCTGGAACTGTGTAGTCGAGATCCCGAGGCGCGCCGACATGCGGGTGATCCCCTCGCCGACTTCCGCGGTGTGCTTGAACAGCTCCACCAGGGCGCCCCCGGCGATGCCGGTGTACGCCTCGAACATCAGCAGGCGCTGCCCGGCCACCTGGATGCCCTCGGTGGCCTCGCCGACGCGGGCGATGCGCTCGCGCAGCAGGTCGAGCTTGGCGGCCTCGGCCAGCTCGTGCCACTTCGCACGGATGAAGTTGATCGGGCGCGACATCGACTCAATGCGCGCGTTGATCTTCTCGATGACGCCGGTGGCGCGGTCAAAGGCCTCGATGATGAGGCTGAGCCGCAGATTCTTGCCCCCCTCGCTCATCACGGACCCTTCTGACGTTCACTCAGGCGCAGGGCCTGCTCGTGCCAATAACCGATGCCTGGAACCTCGCTGTCCCATTCCAGCTCCGCCAGCTCCAGCGGCGAGAAGCCGAAGACGTAGGCGACGTCGGCGATTACATCTCGCCAGTTGGAAGGGATTGGCCCAAAAAACCCGTGATCAGCTCGCTGAGGGCCATGATGTCTTCGCCGTCCATCGCGTCGACCTCGACCGGCAACAGGCCCCCGCAGACGGCGAGCAGCGCCAGAATGCGCGACATGCTGCCCTTGGCGTTGTCCATCGCCTTCATCTGCTTGCCCTTGGGCCGGCGCAGGGAGATGCAGGTGATCTTCTCGGCGACGTTGCCGTCCTTGTCGAGGCGGTCGAAGGGGTGCTTCAGGGTGTAGCTGACGATGTCGCTCATGCGCCTTGCTCCTGTGCGGGGGGACCAATGAAGGTCAGCGGGATCTTGCCGCCGGCTCCGGCTGTGGCCTTCGGCGGGTTCTGCAGGAAGGCATGGTCGATGACGTAGGACTGGCCGGTGTCGCAGTCGAACTCGATGGTCACATCCGACATGTTGCGGATGTCGTCGAGCTTGGTGTCGGAGTCCATCATGATCACCAGGTCAACCTGGGACTCCTTCACCTGCTGCGAGAACTTGACCACGCCGGGCTGGTCGCTCTTGATCGGCGTGCGGGTGACGCCGCCGATGTCGATCGATGCGCCGGGCTCCGAGACGAAGGCCTGGCCGTCCGCCTTGACGATGGCGATGCCGAGAGTTTGTGCACCCATTTAACTTCCCCTTAAGCGGGATTGAACGAAATCAGGAGAACTGCACCTGGCCGGCCGCGATGCGGAACTGCTTGATCAGCTCCGGCGGGAGCAGGAAATTCGCCTGATCCTTGTTGGTCGCGTCGATCTGCACGTTGACATTGGCGTTGAAGTCCTTCTGCGCCTGGCCGCCCTGCACCCAGCCCGCCGTCATCCAGTCCTTGTAGAGCGCGCGCATCTCGTTCTTGAGCGAGGACGGCGTCACCACATTGGGGCCGATGGTGCCGTCCTCGCCCAGCTTGTGGCGCGGGTACTTCTGCGCGATGCGGGCGCGGACGGTGTAGCGGATCGCCGATAGCGTGCGGATCGTCTCGACGTCGCGGTAGCTGTCGTCGGGCACGCCATTGGCGTTGGTCTTGTAGGTGGTGCTGAAGCGCTCCACGCGGCAGACGCCGCCCGCGTCGACCAGGTACGTCGCCACGCCGTCCACCAGGTGCTGGTTGCGCTCGGTGCGGGTGTAGCGGTCGGCCACGGCCGGCGGCAGCATACCCAGCATGGGCAGCGTCTGGCGCGGACGGGCCGGGTCCGGCTCGCTCTCGTCGATGGCCGCATTGATCGCCGCCTGCACCCAGGGCAGAGTCGCGCTGTTCTGGTTGCCCTGGTAGATCAGGAACGGCGTGTTGAGGCCGGAGCCCACCGTGTCGATGGCCGAGTAGCTGCCGCTGCCCACCGACCAGGCCACGCCGTCGTCGGCGCTCATGCCGCCCCAGCGACTGGTCAGCTCAGCAATCAGCGCCGTGAGGTTGGCGTTGTCCAGGTAGGGGTTGACGACGCTGGTGTACTGCACATCGCCGATGGCGGCAATGGCGGCATTAATGTCCGGGTTTGCCGTACCTCCGGACATGGCAGTGATCGGCGCCGTGACGCCGGCCGGGAACGCATCGCCATCGTTCATGTTGAAGCGCACGTCGATGGTGTTGCCGCAGACGCCCTTGTGGCGCGCGGTCAGGTTCACCTTGGCGGCGGTGACGCCGTCGACCACGGCGCTCACCGGCAGGTCAGTGGTCGCGGCGATGGCGGCCACGGTGTTGGTGGCCATCGTCGCGGCGGTATCGCCGGCCGTGACGCCGACCTGGACGATCTGCCCGCCGAAGTAGGCCGCCAGGGTGCCGTTCGCGGTGGCAGGGCCGGCCAGGGTGAACGAGCCCGTGGCGAAGGCGCCCGCGCCGTTGTCGTTCAGGGCCACGGCCCACACCTCGACCTGCGGCGCGTTGAGGATGAACGCGTCGCACATCGGATCGAGCATCGAGCCGTCGCCGAAATACTTGGCGCCCTGGCCGGCGGAGGTGATCTTCACCAGCACGCCGGCGGCGATGCTGCCGCCGGCCAGGCGCTGGCCCACCAGCAGCACGCGGTGCGGCAGTGCCGCCAGGCCGGTCTGCGCGCGGGTGTTGTCGAACTCGACGAAGACACCCGGCGTGCGGATGTTGACGGCGATGGTGTTGAAGCTGATCGGGTTGCCGGACATGGCTCAGATCCTCACTTGGAGTTGCGCTTGGAGCTGGCGCCCGTGGCGCCGGAATCGCCGGTCTCGGCCTGGACTCTGGCCGCCAGGGCCTGGGCCTTCTCGGCCTCGGCGAGCTGCTCGGCGGTCATATCGGTGACATCGCCGTCGTTGAGCCGCCGCGTCCAGTAGACGCCGCGTGCTACCCAGTCGCCCTCGGCCTTCAGGCCCTTGCCGGGCGTGGCCGGGTTCGGGACGCGGATGCCCTCCTTAGGGACGAGGAACAGATGGTTGTTGCGCATGGCGGTCCTTTACTGCTGCAGTTCGATGACGTCGGTGACGGGGTTGGAGAGTGGCGCTGGCTTGGTGGTGACGCTCGCGGTCTTGAACGGCGCGAGCACGGCCACCGCGTCGATGTCGGGGAAGTTGATGTCGATGTAGTAGACGGCGGCGTAGACGGCCACGCCGAGCTTGTCGAGCGGCCCGTCGTAGCGGTTCTCGATGTTCTGGAACACCAGCGTGCCGATGCCCTTCACGGTCATGCGGTGCAGCTTCGGCAGCAGGATCTCAATGATGTCGTAGGCGCCGATCTCCAGCTTGTCACCGCGGCGCCTGGCCTTCTCGCCGCTGACATGCGAGGTGATGGCGTTCACCGAGAACTGCGCGCGGACCTTGGCCTGCGAGCCGCCCTGGGTCTGATCCATGCCGCCGTCGAACACCACGTAGACGCCCGGCGTGGTCCGCACCAGGCGCTTGAGGGTCTCGTCGTCGACGTCGGCCGGCAGCGAATCGACCGCGCGCAGCTTGTTGCCGAAAACGTCCTTGACCTTCGCGATGATGGCGTCCTCAACGCAGGCGATCTGCATCGGGGCCTCCGGCATCTGGATCTCGGTAGGAACGCAGGCCCTGGTCGGTGAAGACGCGGGATGCGGCGGTGGTCGAGTTGGGTCCGGAAGAGCTGGGGCCTCCGGCCGGCGCCGCGCGGACGCCCAGGGCATCCGGCCCGAGGCTGATGGTGCCGTCCGCCACGGCCCGGAAGAATTTCATGGCGATGTCGTAGCGCCTGTCCGCCTGGTCGGTGGAGCGGTCCCCCATCAGGCGGTAGCGGACGATGTCGCTCCAGTAGCCCAGGATGATCTTGGGCACCGAGGGCAGCGGCACGGTGTAGCGGCCGACCAGGAAGCCCTCCACCTCCGCGTCGGAATCCGACATGGCCTGCGTCAGCACCTGGTTGTCGATCACGCCCGCGCCGGAGTGGTCGGTCAGCTGGATCAGCTGCTCCCGTCCGAAGCGGTCGATCAAGTCCTGGGCAGTGCCGTAGCTCATGCCGGATTCCGGTGCTGGGTCTCGGCCTGGCTTACTTCGCCAGCTTGGCGGCGCGCACGGCGATCAGGGCGTTGGCCTGATCCTCGGGCATCTCTACCACGGTGCCGACCGGCACGTTCTCGTTGTCATACTCGACGACGTCGGTGATCTCCACCTTGACCAGCTTCACTTCCTTTGCAGCGGTGTTTTTTGCCACGGTGATCTCCATTGCGAAAAGCCTGGCGTTTGCCCCTGGCCAGGCTTAGAGGTGTCTTCCCCGCTCGTCCCCAGGGGCTGGGACTCGCGGCCTTGTCGTCGTCGAGGTATGGGTGGCGCGGCGCTGCCGACTTAGGCGACCGCGTTCTGGAAGAAGTAGGCGACGTCCGGGGACGGGAACACTTCCTTGACCGACTCGCCGGCACGGACCAGCACGCCGCCGCGCAGGCCCTTGGCCGGCTGCGGAATGTCGCCCGCGATCTTGGTGCCGAACTGCGCGGTGAAGCCGAAGTTCGGCTGCATCGTCTGCGCGGCCTGGACCGAGGAGTAGATCAGCGAGCAGTGCTTGCCCCACACGCGGGCGTAGGCCGGGGCCTGCCCCTTGCGCGCGGTGTTGACGAAGCCGGAGCCTACCAGGATGGTCTCGATCTCCAGCAGCTCCGCCATCTGCTCTTTCGAGATGGTGCCAGCGCCCTGGAAGCTCTTGTAGACGGCCTGCACGACCTTGGGATGCTGGCGCAGCACCGTCCAGGCGGCGCGTCCGATGACCATCTTGTTCGGGCGCACCAGCGGCGTATCCAGGGCGGTCATGATCGCCGACAGCGGATTGCTGTTGACGTAGTCGCTCCACTGGCTGCCACCCGCCAGCGTGGTCTTGTTGGCCGCCGGATACAGGTTGGCGTCGAACACCTCGCCGGCCACGCGGATCTCGCGGTCCAGCATGACCAGGTTGGTCAGCATCATGGTGCTGAGCGCCAGCGGGTTGATCGGGCCGCCGGTCTTGGGCTTCGGCATCGCGTCGAAGGCCTCGATGTCGTCGTTCGGCACCAGGTCATCCAGACCGAAGTCCTGCACCTCGTCCGGGATCAGCTGCCCGCCGAAGTCCACCATCGTCGGCTCGCTCTTGCGGCCCACCTTGGTGTCGGGGACAGTGTACGCGTCCTGCTGATCGTACTTGGTCCACTGGAACTTCTTCGGCGTCGGGATGCGCGGTACCACCTCGTCGGCGATCAGCGCGTCGTCGAGGTTGCGGTAGCCGATGGCGACAGCCGTCAGCTCGGGATTAACGGGAAACGGAGTGGTAGCCATGTGTCTGAAGCTCCGGGGCGGTTAGCGCGGGTCGATGGTTGAGAGGATTAGCCCTGCATCACGCTGGGGCCGAGATGGACGCGCACCTGGTCGCCCAGGGCGGTGGCGGCTTCCAGCGAGTGGCCGCAGAGATTGGCGTTGGTGCCAGCCGCCGGAGCAGCCGCGACCACGCGGCCGCTGCCGTCAGAGGTGAGCGGGACTCCGGCCGCGAACGCCGCGCCCGCCGTGATGTATTCGATGCCGATCAGCGAGATGTCGACGCGCTCGCCCGCCGCGGGGCCGACCTCGCCGGTGGCGCCGATGACCACGTCGGCGGGGCCGGTTGCGGCGGCGACATGCGAGGAATCGCTGCCGATCTTGACCAGAGTGAAGGCGGGGATCGCCGCGTCGGCGAAGTACGATTTGCGCAGCAGGACGTTGGACACTGGGAGGCTCTCCGGAACGTTCGCGCCTTCAGGCGCGCTTGGAATTGACGTGGGCCACGGCGGTGGCGATGTCGACGCGTCGGCCGACCTTGGCCTCCGACTCCTGGAACTCGACGGCGGCGGCGGCGACGGAGCTGGGGTCATCCAGCTCGACGGCCGATTCGCGGGCATGCTCGCCGAAGCTGACCTGCTGCTTGAGGTGCTTGGAGATGAAGTCCTTCAGCCAGGCGCCGCGCTTCTCGGACTTCTTGGCGTTGCCCTCGCCGAACTCCACCACCTCGTCCGGGCGGATGTCGGCCATGAACGACGCCAGGCCCTCGCGGTATTCGGGCAGCAGCTTGCCGGCCTTGAACAGCACCTCGGCGTAATCGACGAACTCCTGGCGCCGCGCCTTGGCGGCGGCGGCATCCAGCTGCGTCTGGCGCTCGGAGAAGCTCGCCTCGGTGGTGGCCACCTTCTGTTCGCGGGTCTTGAGCGCGGCTTCGCGCGTGGCCAGCTCGGCCTCGCGGGCCTGGATCTGTGCAGGGGTCATGTTGCCCTCGGTGTAGGAAGGAGATGAGGTGGTGTCGTCTTCGTCGTCTTCGGACGTGGCGGCGCTCAGCAGAGCGCCGTCGACGTTCCAGGGCGGCAGCGCCTTGTCGGCCTCGTCCTGGCCGAACTTGCCGATCAGCCAGTCGCGCATGCTGCGGAACAGGCCGGCGACCTGGACGCCGTCCCAGTCGGTGAACTCGACCACGCCGGTTTCGGAATCAGAGAAGCTGGCGTCCCGCAGGCCCTTCACGGCCGGAGGCTGCGCGCCGAGGAAGGCGACGTGACGCAGGTACCAGACGCCGGGGACCGGGTTGTTGGGGGACTCGGGGCGGTAGAACTGCGCCGACATCTTCTTGAAGTGCTTGCCGCCGTTCACCATCTCGGCAAAGGCCGGGTCTACCTGGTGCGGCACCGCCTCCAGGTGTTTTTCCTCGAAGCTGACCGACTTGATCCAGCCATAGGCCGGCGCGGTGTCCTTCGGATGGCCGACGACGATGGGCGCCTCGTGCAGCTTCGGGTCGTAGGCCTTGGCGCTGGCCAGCAGATCGGACTCGCTGAACGAGATGGGCTCGCCTGCAGATGTGATCTGCCGGCCGGGCTTGAAAATCTGGAGGCGTTTTGTGGTTCCCATTGCCCGGCCAGTGTCGGCGGGCATGGGTCACGGGTCAGTGGGGGAACTACTTCACCCCGCGTTGCGCGGGGGGATGAGGTCAGCTTAGGGCGTGGGCCGCCGGTCGCGCAATGGGTAGCCGTTATGGTCCGCGCCATCGAGCTTGCGGCCAGCGGCTTTTTTGCCGACGCGGGCCATGCGATGCGCTCCGACATCCTGTGGCGCAACGTCATGCGGGCATTGGCTCCCATCCTTCATGACTGCCAGCATCGGCTCGAAGCGGCCGCCGCCGAGGTGGGGTGACCACTCTTCGCGCGGCTCGAACTCACCCCACTGCTTGAACAGGAACGGCACGCCGGCGGAGGCGCATTGATCGCGCAGGTTGCGGTACCAGGCTGGATGTGACGGCCGAGCATTATGGCCGCTCTCGCCCCCGGCAATGACCCAGTCAAGCCAGGGCTTGCCGTAGGGATGGTGCAGGATGGTGGTCAGGGTGCCGCAGGTGGCGCAGTTCTGTCCGCTGCCGCTGGGAGCGTTGTACTCGTGCGGGAGCCACGGCGTCAGGTCGATCTCGCCAAGCATGGGCTCGACGCTGAGGAAACGGACGCTGGCCGGGGCCTGCCAGAGCTTCGGGATATCGCGGTCCGCCTCTGGCTGGTTGACCACGGTGATACCGAGCCAGACGTTGCGGGGGAAATTCGGACGCCCCATCGCCGACAGCATCCGCTCGACGTTGCCGATGCGCTTGGTGAGCAGTAGCCAGTCGAGGTTCAGGGTCGAATCGATCAGCGCGAACAGATCCTCGCGCCACGCCGGATCTACCTCGTTGTCGAACACATCGGCCAGGGAGGCGCAGAACACGCGGCGGCGCGCCTCTGAAACGATTCCATTTCTGTCGCATACCGGGCAGCGAGGCTCTCTCAGCACACCGCGCCAGCCGCAGGTGCATTCGCAGAAGTCCTCCCGGTTCCACCGCTCGGGCAACTTCCAGTTAGCAGCGGATGTGCGGGAGCGGGAATTGCCCGAACCCCACTTCACGCGATGGTGGCGGGTATCCATCAGCGCCTCCGCGTAGCAGTGGTCGCAGCCAGGGCCAACCTTGGTGCAGCCGATCCACGGGTTGAAGGTGGAGTCGGTCCATTCGATTTTGCTTTGCTCGGACATCGGGTCTGACCTCAGTTCTGGATTTGGCCCTGCGCGGGCCAGGGAGCGATTCAGGCGCTTTGGAGCCACACCCGCAGCCGCAGCCCCCGGTTCGTCGCTCCAGCGACGTTTTAAACGCCTTTTAAACGGGTTCCGGCCCCTCGGCGAAGAGGTCCGGGTGCTTTTCGGCCTGATCTTCCCCACAAATGACCATGATCCACCGCCGGGTCAGCCCGTATTCGAGCGCCAGGGCGTGCAGGGTGGTACCGGGGCGCTTGGTGCGGATCTCCGCGTCGCGGATCTGCTGGATCAGCTTGTCGCACATCGGGAAGTCGATGAACTCGCTTCCCTCGAAGAGCTGGACCACCTTGGCGGCCTTCTCCTCACCAACCAGGTTGACCAGGATCGGGCTGGCCTCGCCCCGCAGCGGGCGCCGTATGCGCGTGCCGCCCCTGGCCTTGAGGATCTTCAGCGTGTCGGGGAAGCCGATCCCGCGCACCAGGACGCGCGCCTGCGGCGGCAGCAGGCGTTCGTCGACGGCGAAGGCGGGGGCGGCGCCCATCAGATGCGGCCAGCCTGGCGCAAGGCGCGCTGGTAGCAGCCGCCGCAGCACATCGGCGGCTTTGCGAAGCCGTCTAGTGCAACCGGCCATGCGCAGCATGCTTCAATCCGGCCGTCCCACCAGCCCAGCGCCAAGCCGAGATGCTTAGAGTTGGCGGCAGCGTTGTGGGTTCTCTCCAGGCCGAACAGCAGCTCCGCGATCCGCTGCGCCTGTTCCTGCCAGCCGTCGCCCCACAGCAGCTGCATGCGGGCGCTGTGGCGCCGCAGGGCATCCTTATCGAGCGCGGTGAGGATGCCGACGAGCTGGGGCACGGAGCAAAACTCCAGGGCCTCGCGCTTGTACATGGTGCGCGCCAGGTGCACGGCATAGGCCCAGGGCCGGCCGGCATCGGCGAGCAGCGCCTCGATCTTCTTCAGCTCCTGGCGCTGCAGGGAATCGATATTGTTGGGGCGTCCCTTGTAACGCTGGGACGCAGGCAAGCGCGACTCCAGATGAGCGATCACTTGGCGCCGGCCGTGTTCATCCAGATCCTTCGAGGATTCCACGCGGCCGTTGGCCCACAAGACGTTCTCGTAGGACTCCCGGTCCAGGCCGAGCTGGCCGGCCAGGATATGGATGCGCGCCAGATCCTTCTGGCGCGCATCCGGCTTCTTCCTGGCCTTAGCCTTGGCCATTGCCCGGTTCACAGGAGCGGATGCGCAGCTTCGCGGCCTCGTCGGAGTAGAGGAACTCCTCGAAGGCTTTGCGCTGCTCGATCAGGCGCGTCATGGTCTCGCCGTTGCCGCTGGCCGCTTCCATGTGTCGTGCCTGCCATTGATCCAGCGCCTGGGCGACGCTGGCCTCGCTGAAGGTCCAGGCTCGCATTTCAGGCCTCCTCGGTCGCCGCGAGCCTGGCGCGTGCGCTCTTCAGCATCGCCTCGCTCAGCTTGTCGACGATGCCGTCGACCGGAATGATGACCACGGCGTCGCCGGTCGCGCTCTGCGAGATGCCGAGCTTGCGCAGATCCGCGGCTTCCAGCGACTTCAGCGTGGCCGCGATGGGCTTCTCTTCCGTCTTGATCAGCCGCTCGGCCTCGTTGGGGAAGTGCTTATGGATCAGCTTCACCAGCTGCTTGTCGTCCTCCCAGTCCAGCGATCCCGGCTGTTTCTGGAAGCCGACCTTGAAGCCCGAGAACACCTGCGTGCGCGGCCTCTCGAACAGCGGCTTGTTGTCCTTCAGCTCGTCGCGCAGGCGCTGCTCGGTGGAGGCCAGCCTGGACGTCGCGGCCTTGATCGCGCCGCGCTTGTTCGCCACCAGGATCTCCACAGCGGCGTTGAGATCGGCCGTCAGGGTGTAAACCTCGTCGCAGGCTGCGGCGTAGGCTTCGGTCAGCTTCTGAATCTTCTCCATGCTCATGTGGGTGTTGCTCCAGCTTTAGGCGTGCGGGATTTGGATTTGCCACGGCGCTCGTCCCCGCAAAAACGAGCGTCAGAATTTGGAGTGCCGGTACTGCCAACCGCCGGCTCGGCCTTCGACATTGCCGTGTGCGCGGCGTCGATTCGCTTTGTTTGTTTGAACTTCACCAATCTGACGCGGAACGTGATCTCCGCGCCATTGGCAAGGAATACAACCGTATGATTCACGGACTCATGCTCGGCAGTCGCCCTGTTGAGCTGGTGGAGCAGCCATAAGCAGTTCTGCTCTTCAGCAAGAGGCCAGGGGCGCCGGATGTCGACCACGATGGGCGGCTTCCTCTTCATGTCGGCAACCTCATCTGGCCCAGCAGATCGGGCATCGAAACCTTGAGCATCGCTGCGGCCTGCGCCAGGCTGGTGAAGCCGCGATCACGGAGAAAGTCCGTGGTGCTCTTCAGCTCGATCTCGGTGGCGGCGATGAAGTAACCGCTCTTGGGCTTGCCGCAGATATGCTGCCCCTTCATGCGCAGCTCCTCGATGACGCTGCGCAGCTGCCGCTCCAAGCCGGGCGATGTCTCGCCGCAGATCTCACGCACCAGATCGCGGGCGTGGATGCCGTTGGCCTCGCCCTTGCGCATGGCGAGCGCCCACAGCACCTGGTTGGGCGAGATCTCGCTCATGACGTCTTGCGCACAAGGCGCAGCTTCAGCTTCTTGGAATCCACGCCGGCCAGCAGCTCAGGGTCGATCCAGACGAACATTCGGCCGAGGATGCGGCCGTCGCGCGCGGCCTCGTTCGGGTCGAGTTGCGAGCCGGCGATGTAGTAGCCCAGCTCGGGCCACCAGGCGCGCACGCGCTCGATGGTGGCCGCGCGCTGGGACTGCGGCAGGCTGGCGAGATCGACGAGGATAGGCTGCATGGTCAGACCCTATAGTTGGCCAGGAAGGCCAGCTCCTCGGCTGGGGTGAAAGCCGGCATGCCCAGGCGCTGGCGACTGGCCTTCTCGGCAATCAGGGAGGAGCGGGCCATCGTGGCGCGGTGACGCTCGGCAGCGGCAACGGCTTCGCCGTCGTCGGCATACCGCGAGCTGGATTGCTGTTGGACGCCGGCCTCGTGGGCACGCTCGGCCTGGGCCTCGGTCTTGTCGGCCATGCCGGCAAGGATCTCCAGCAGATAGCCGTTGGACTTGAGCGGCAGATTCAGATCCTCACGCTTGCCGAGCATCTGCTCCATCGCCTCGACCCACATGGCGCGGGTGACCGGCCACGCCCGGCCGCGCCGGTTGATGAAGTCGACCTGGGCGAGCGCCTGCAGCTCCTCCATCAGCTTGCGGGCGCGCGGCCAGGTGAGGCGGTTCTTGGCCGGCGCGAACAGCTTGAGGTAGCGCAGCGCGACCGGGCCGAGGTCCGTGCCAAGCTCGGCGGCGATGGCCACGGCGCGGCGCCCGTCTGCGTCGTTGAGGAAGAACTCGATGGAGCCGCCCGAGCCGCAGCCAGGGCAGACGAGGGTCAGGTGCATAGCGGTGACTCCAGCTTGTTGACGTGGGCGAATGCCGCGTCGCGGGCGACGCCATAGGCCTTGACCGCGTCGACGTAGGCGATGCGGTTCTCATGGGGGACGCGCATCCAGTGCTTCCAGGTGCGATGCACGTCCTTCTGCAAGGTGCGCGGCACCAGGCGCCAGTGCCGGCCGCACATGAGCAGCCCGACCTTGAGGGTGTTGGTGCAGCCGTGGATTGGGCAGGTGGCCATAGGACTGCCTTAGTGCGCTGCATGCGCGCCGCGCGCGGCGCGGCGGATGCAGGCGCTGAAGTTCGGCTGCGCCGGAAGCTCCTGGCCGGTGCGTGCCAGATGCTCGGTGTAGGCGCGTCGGTGGTTCACTATCTCCAGCCACGCCAGCTCGACATCGAAGCCTGCGGCATTGGCGAACTGGAACGAGCCGAACGCCAGGGCCATCAGCGCGTGGATGGTGAGCTGCTCGTCGCCCGACTCCTGGGCGTCCATCAGGTTGTCGAGCGCCACGTCGATGGTCATGAACGCAGCGTCGGTGCCCGAAGCGTTCATGTCGGTATGATCGGGCGCCTTCGAGGAGAGGGCCTTCACGTCTTCGATGATGTTCATGACCCGGCTCCGTTGGCCACGGCCACGCGCGTGCGCAGCTTGCGCACGAAGACGTAGGGGCCTTCATAGACGGGCCTGGCGTCGCCGAGCAGGCGCAGCGCCGGATCGGAGCCCTCGGTGAAGCGCTGGACCTTGCCCTCCTCGATCAGGATGTAGACGGCCGCGTCGAAGCGGGCTTTGCTGCTCACCATCAGGCGGGTGCGCAGATCCTCGGTGATCTGCGGGCCGTCCTGGCGCAGCAGATCCTCAATCTCGCCAGCGATGCGCGCGGAGTTCACAGGCGCACCTCGCGGTCGCACAACACCTCGAACTGCTTGCGGGGACGGATGACCTGGCGATGCTCGCCGAGCTTCACCAGGGGTGCGCGGCGGCGACGCAACGCTTCGAGCAGCTTGCGGATCATGATGCGGCCCTCCTGTTGGGGCATGTGGGACAGGCGCGTGACAGCGCCACGCGCATGGGGCTGGTGGCGGCGAACGGCTTGGCCTGGTGTTCCAGGCAGCGGTTGCGGGGGATGTCGCCGATGACGGGGCAGTCCACGGTCTTGCCCATCAGCGCGCCTTCGACGGCCTGTTGAACGGCGTCTAAACCGCTGGTGATCTTCCCGTTGATGATCGAGCAGACGTAGCTGCCGCTGTAGCCGATGGCGCGGCCGGACGCCTTCTGCCCGTGCGCGGAGGCATGGGCACGTAGCACGCCGATCCACTCGGGCTCAACCATTGGCAGCCTCCGCCTTGCGTATCGGTATTTCGCGCTCGCCTTCAGGCCGGTTGAGATCGAGGATGGCGCTACCGTCGCTGCGCAGGCGCGGCGCGTGCGGTCCGGTGTTCTTGACCAGGCGGAACGTGGTGTAGTCGCCGACCTCGAAGCTGGTCTGGCGGGTCTTGCGGGCGTAACCGGCGCCGATCAGGGCGTTGATGTACTGGCGTGCCGTCACCAGCTCCACCTGGGCCGAGGCCGCGATGCTCTGCGCGGTGAAGGACACCTCGATGCGCATGGAGGTCCAGATGCGCTGCCGCCCGGTCTGCACGGCCGGTGGCCGAGAGACAAGCGCGCGCGCCTTCTTCGCCGCCTCGCGCATCGCGCCATGCTCGCGCAGCACGCCGAGGAAGCGCTGCTGCGCCAACGCGTTGCGCGGATCGATCTGCTCGTAGAGCTTCACGATCAGCTCGCGGCTCAGGCCGCGCGTGACGATGTGGGCGCGGACCAGGTTCACCGGATCACCGTCACCTTGCCGGACGTGGGCTCGGCGTCGCCGGAGAAGAAGCCGCCACGGCCGAAGCCGGCCAGATTGATGCTGTCCTTGCCCTTGGCACGGGCGCGGGCTTCGCAGTGCGCCAGGGCGACGAGGATGCGGCGGGTGACACCCGCGATGTCGGGCGACTTGACGATGGCCTCCAGCAGATCGTCCTCGATGCGCACCTCGCACAGCCGGTCGGCCAGCATGCGGGCGTCCTCGGCGTCGCAGCGCTGCAGGCGCACCTGCTGGGCCATACGGTTATAGAGCTGCTCGCGGTGCTGCAGGCGCGGCAGCACGGTGTCGTCGCCGACCAGGATCACCGGCACGGTCGAGAGGTCGTGGATGTCGCGCATGGTCTCGGACATTTCGCGGGCGCGGCGGCTGTCCAGCACCAGGTTCATCTCGTCGATGAACAGCGGGCGGTTCGAAGCGGCCAGGGCCTCGACCGCAGCCCTGGTCATCTGCGCGCAGCCGCCGCGCGGCGCAACGTCCAGCTCGTGCAGGATGTCGCCGAGCAGCGACGACGGCGAGGAGTTGGCCATCGCGCGGACGAAGACGCCGTTCACCTGGTTGACCAGGTAGCTGATGGTGGTGGTCTTGCCCAGGCCGCTCTCGCCGTGGACCACGCCCATGCCGGGCATGCCGTGCGGGCGATGCATCAGCGCATCGGCGGCCTCGGCCACGCGCGCGATATTCTTGATCGGGACAATCTTGCTCTTCATACTTCGCTCTCCTGTTGTACGTGGATCGCCGCTGCAACGGCCCCACTGGTGAGGCGGGACTCCGGCACGCCGGAGATCCCGCCGAAATCAGCCAGCAGCCGCTCACGGCTGCGGTATTCGGATGTGGTGACGTAGCGACTCAGCCAGGTCTTGTCGTCGCCACCGATGCCTTCACCGCGCTCCTGGCCGGCCTGCAAGGCCTTGGCACGCGCGAAGCGCTGGTCTGCTGTCTCCTCGGGCTGCTCATGCTCCAGCGCGTGCGCCAGGCGCTCCTGTGCCTCGCGCGATACGGGGCGCGCGGAGATCTCGCGCACTACCGGCTGCGGCGGCTCCGACGGCGTGAAGCTATGACCCTGGGCGAGCAGCTGCAGGCCCGGTGACGGCGCCTGAAGCGTCTGCGGCGCGAAGCCATGCTCCAGGGCGTCGATGACCCCGGCCGTGCTGATGGGCGCGCGATGGCGACTCGTGGCCTCGTCGATGTGGTGCTGCAGCCGGCGCACCTTGGCGGCCAGGGACTTGGCGCGCACATCGGCGGCGACGTTCTCCTTGGCGAAGGCGGTCTTGGCGTGAAGGTGCGCGATGCAGATCAGTCGCCCCTTCTCGTCGCGCACCCACACGCGGCTCTCGTCGTTTTCGTCGTATTGGCCCCGGACCTCGCGGCCCTCGTAGGCCGCCAGTTCCTTGGCGCGGTAGAAGCGGTTGCGGAAGCGGACTTCCCACTTGCGCACGGTGGCGCTGAAGTCAGGGCGCAGCAGATCCTCGACCGGGATGCCGAGCGGGTTGTGCTTGAGCTGGCCCATCATGTCGTTGGGCGACTTGCCCAGCAGCTTCACCGAGTGCGGCTGGGGCTTGGCGTTGTAGCGGACGCGGTACTGCTCCAGCGCGTCCTTGAACTGATCGAAGGTCGGGGGAACCAGCTCGCCGCGCTTCACCTTGGTCCGCATGCGGGCCAGGGCGTCGTCGACGCGGTCATCGCCGCAGAAGGTGTCGAAGCGCTTGCTGAAGCGCTCGGTGAGGATGTGGAAGAAGCCTTCGCCAAAGCCCTTGCCGCGCGCATTGCCCGGCAGCGTCTTGGAGTGCGTGATGCCCAGGCGGTCGAACAGGCTGGCGGTGCGGATGTTGTCGAAGCCGGGGCCTGGGTCGCTGATGAACCACGCCGGTACCTGGTCGTAGCGCGCCATCACCGAGCTGAGCGCATAGACGGTGTCCATGCTGCTCTCGGCCTCGGCGATCCAGAAGCCGTAGCAGTAGTTGGACTTGACGTCGAGGATCGGCGTCACCTCGGGGCGGAACAGGTCGCCCGTGGTCGGGTGATAGACCACCGCCTTGATGCAGTGGCCATCGCTGACCATCGCCTCGCCTACGGCCAGGTCGCTGTAGTCGCGGCGGTGATGCGGCTTGATGGTCTGGTCGTAGGTATGGCGCCCGAGGCGCTTGGGGCTGGTCTCGGCCTGGTTGGAAGGCAGGCTCTTGAGGTAGCGGCGGACGCGGCTGTTCGTGGCGTTGTCGAAGCCCTCGTCGCGGAGCCAGTCGGCGACGGTGTGGAAGCCAGGCCGGCTCGGGCTTTGGAATAGGAAGCTGGCGCGGGCCTCCCAGCCGTAGGTGCCGCGCGGCCGTCCGTTGTACTGCGGCAGAAGGGCGTTCAGGCCGCCTTCCTGGAAGGCGCTGACCCAGCGGTTGAGGGTGGCGTCAGAGGGCGTGCCGTTGAGGGCCTTGATCGCCTGCACCATCTCGCCGGTGCGGATCTCCGCCAGGATAGTGTTCACCGCCATGCGGCGCGACATGCCGTCGCCGATCTTCTGCGCGATGCGCCGGGCCAGCACGCCGCGCGCCATTGCCTCCTCGCGCGCGGAGTCGCTGGCCAGATCCCAGGGCGTGCGCTCGACGACGGCGAGCGCGGCGGCGGGGCGAAGTGCGAGGACGGCCGACACGGCTTATTTCCCGACCTTCTGCTGCTTGCGCCCGCGCTTGCCGGGCGTGGCGTTGGCCCGCTCGACCTCGCGGTTGGCGTGGTCGATCTTGGCGTCGTCGATGATCCGCTTGCGCAGCTTGTCGAAGCGGGCCACCTCTTCGGGGCTGAGGGCGAACTCGGGGTTGAAGCCCGCGGTCACCGCGTCGCCGAACTTGCCGCTGATCTGATCCATCAGCTGGGCGCCACGGGCGCAGACGCCGCCGAGGGCATGGAACAGCGTCCCGGCGGCGATATGCTGCTGGCGCTGGAAGGCGTCGCGAGTGAGCGCGCCGCGCTCGGCTCCGAGGACGTGAACCTTCCACGCATCCTCCAGCAGATCCACCGCGTTGACGAACACGTCGCTTTGGATGGCTGCTTCCTCGCGGGCGGCGGCGCACCAGCGCTCGATGCCAAGGCCCTCATAGGCGCGCTTGGCTTCGACCTGAAGCGCCTTGTTCTCGACGGTGCGCAGCTCCAGGGTCTGCTCCGCCTTGATGCGGGCTTGCTCGGCCTTGGCCAGGCGCTGGCGCAGCTCGCGGACGGAAAGGGCGTCGTCGCCATCAAGCGCGCCTTCGCTCATCAACTCGCTGACCACGTCCTGCTCGGCGTTGATCAGCGGCAGAACCTTGGACTTCGGCAGCGCGGCAATGCGCTTGGCCTGGTCGGCGGGCAGCGACGCGATGTAGGCGCCGATCTGCATGGCTTCCTGGGCTGCACGCGGGTTGACGCCGGCCTTTTCCAGGGCAGGCAGAAAGCCGCCGTGGCCGGCCTGATCCTTGAGCTTTAGGAAATAGGCCCCGGCCTGGAGGACGTTGAATTGCGCCCTTGAGAGCGCATCGGCGCCGAGGGCCGCCAGGACGTCGTTGGTCTCGCCCAGGTTGACCCGCGCGATCTCTTCCAGCTGCGTGAACTGCTCTGCGGTCGGCTCAAATGCGCGGACGTCCGCGCTTTTGGCCAGTGACTTCTCTCTTGCTGGCACTTCTATCCTCCCAGGGTTCGTTTGATTTGGGCCTGCTCGCGCTTGGCGCGGCCGACCTCGATGTCGATCTCGCCCAGGCGCTTGAAGGCGCGCTCGCGGGCATCGATCAAGTCCATGCCAATGCCGCCTGCCAGGACGCGCAGGGGCTCGGAGCATTCGGTGACGACGCAGAAGGCCGGCAGGAAGCGAGCGGGAAACTCGCTATATTCCTTGCTGGCGGCGGTCCAGCTATTGAGCTGGCGCAGGGTGATTGGGCGGTCCAGCTCCGGCAGCAGCCGGTTCATGCGCTCGACGATGCCCTCGCGCTTGAGGCCAAGCGTGCGGGCGTGGGCTATGGCTGTCTTGACCGCGCCGAGGAGCTGGAAGTGATAGTCCAGATCGGCCCCGGCCGGGACTTCGGCCTCGGCCTCCAATTGCTGGAAAAAATCGCCCTGAATGCCGGTAAAACGCGGATTGTTTCCGGCTGATGACGGGGACCGGCGGCGGTGGGAAGCTACACGCATCAGGCAGCCCGCCTGACCGGGAAGGCCTCCAGCTCGGGGTATCTTCCGGGCCAGAGGACTGCAACGGGGGTAGAGGTGACCTTGGAAATGAACCGCGCGATGCGCTTGCTCTTGTCCGTGCCGCGAACGACGCCGCTGACGGCGGAGCGCGTGCACTTCAAGCGGCGCGCAACCTCAGCAGGCGGGCAGTTGGCCGCATGGAGCTTTGCGTTGATCTCGTAGTAGCGCATCAATTGTGCCGAATGGACTTAATTTGTTCAGTTCTGACACAACATTATGGCAAAACTGGACAGCTTGCAAGTCCGAATGGAACACAATGATTTCTAACAAAAATAAGGTTGGCGACCGGATAAGGCAGATCCGCGCGGTCATGAGCCAGCAGGATTTCGCGGACAAGCTGGGCGTGAGCTTGAGCACACTTCGGAGATATGAATCCGGGGAAAGGCCGCCTGATGCCGGCTTCCTAGTTGAGCTGTATGAGAAGCACCATATTCAGCCGCTTTGGGTACTGACCGGGGACGGATCAATCAGCATCGATGATCCGCAAACCGCAGTGAGTGCGCCCAAAGGGCCGGAAATGGATGAGGAGCTGATGTCGCACGTTATCCATGCCTTGCTGACGGCCTGCTACAAGCGCCAGATAAAGCCCAACCCAGAGGCTTTCGCCAATGCGGCAGTGGGGGTGTATCAAATGTCTATATCCAACGGCTCAATGCCACCGCAGAATGCCCTGGAGCGCCTCGTCGGGGCATTGGATCAATAACGGTGGGTACGTGCGTCGCAATATGCAGAGGCGGTTTCACAGCGTGGATGAACTCGTGGAGAATCTGATGATGTCTGCCAGTCCCATCGAAAAGGAAAAGCTGCAAGCCGAGGAAGCCGCGTCGCGGCAGTCGGTTACGGTCAGCGGCGGCCAAAATGTGATCGTGGTCTACACCACCGGTCCAGTTACCATTTATCCTTGTGCCGGACATGAAGGACGCGATCTGAGAATCACGCAGCCGCTTCCTGTGAAATAAGCTATTGGGGGATGTGTGTTCAAACGGTTTGTTCTAGCCTCTCTCGCTTCCTTGGCATTCGCCGGCTGCAACGGTCAGCAGCCTTCGACGGCTGCAGCTCAGCCTGCCAAGATTGAACCCGCATCACAGCCTTCGGCCCCGGCACCGCAGATACCGGACCATTTCTACTCGGTCAAAGATGGGTATCAATACGGGTATCGCGGGGAGATTAGCGATGCCGAGCGGCAGCAAGGACAGGCTGCGCCCGAGATCCAGATGTTTACCTTTCACGGACTCAACAACGGTGTCTATCAGGCAGTCCAGAAGCTCTCCGACCGCGATGCGGTCGTGGTTGACTGCAAGGCTCCATGCTCGCTGATCCATGTTCGGCAAATGTGGGTGACCGGTTACGGCTCGCTACATCTCGTTGCCGAGAAATATTTGGACTCCGACACGAAAACTATTGCCGGAGAGCTAATGGCAGATGCTTCGAGCGGCAAGCTCAAGGTGGTGCCCAATCCGGATGGAAAGCCTGAACGCCACTGGTTTGCTGATGATCGCGGACGCATTCATTGGGTGAAAGACGTAGATGGCACCGCCAATAATTGACGCCGCCGCCTTCACCACCTAGCCTTTAGTCATCCCCCCGCGCAACGCGGGGTGAAGTAGTTCCCCCACTGATCGATCCTCTCCCGCACGCCAAGCTGCGTGCATGGGAGCCAAGCTCAAAATCAGCAGCGCCGGACTCGACCTTCTCAAGGCATACGAGTCCTTCAACCCCGACGTCTATCTCGACCAGGCCGGCAAGCCCACCATCTACTGGGGCCATCTGATCCGGGCCGGCGAGCGCTTCAACCATACGCGCGCCGAGGGCGATGAGATCCTGACCCAGGATCTCGGCTGGGCCGAGGACTGCGTCAACGCCTGGGTCACCTCCAAGGTCGACCTGCTCCAGCGCGAGTTCGATGCGCTGACCTGCTTCACCTTCAACGCCGGTGCAAAGCCGTTTCAAACCTCGACGCTGCGCTTCATGGTCCTGGCCGGCAAGAAGGCCGAGGCCGCCGAGCAGTTCCTCCGCTGGGACAAGGAACACGACGCGAAAACGAACCGCGTCATCGAGTCGATGGGGTTGAAGAAGCGCCGCACCGCCGAACGTGCCCTCTTCCTCGGTCTGCCGTGGAGTCCTCCCTGATGTTCGACCGTCTCTTGCCGATTCGGCTGTCCTCCGGCCTCCATGCGGCTTTCTCGCGCGTTCAGAGCTTCCTCTCACCGTCCCACGAAGCGCCGGGCGAAATGCCTGCGGACCTCAAGGCCACGGCCGAGGCGATGAACGCACCCTCCGCCGCCCCAAAGGGCCGCGACCTCTTCATCCGCAATGCGCCGCGCGCCGCGCACTTCACCTGGCCGGGCAAGCCCACCACGGTCGCCGCCGAGAAGCGCCGCGCCCGCAAGCGCCGCAACCGGAATCGCCACAAGGCGCAGCTGCGCCGCCGCAAGTAGGAGCGTCCGATGTTCTCGAAAGCCTGGTGGAAGAGCCGCACGCTGCAGGTGAACGCCCTGGCCCTGCTGCTGCTCGGCGGTCTTGACCTCGCGCAGCAGAACATCGCGCAGCTGCATGGCCTGCTGACCCCCAACGTCTACGCAGGCATCGCCTTCGCGCTGCCCATCGTGAACATGTTCCTGCGCGCGATCACCACTCAGGGCATCCACTTCCGCACGCCGCCCGACATGGGCGCTGGAGGCAAGGTGTGATTCTCGCTCTCCTCACCAGGCTGGGCATTCCGCAGTGGTGCGCCGAGGTGCTGTGCGGCGCGCTGATCGTGGCGCTGCTGACCGGCGGCGGTTACTACAAGGGCTTTCACGACAAGTCCGAGTCCGACCAGGTCGCCGCCGGGCAGGCGCAGCTCGACCACGCCGCACAGCTCCTCAAGCAGCAGGCCATCAGCAACGACATCTCGGCCAAGTACGAAGCGGAGCGCTCCCGCAGCGCTGCGCTTGAAGCTCAGCTCCAGCAGAGGGTTCCAAATGTCACCGTCAGCTATCGCCCGGCGCCTGGCGCGCCTCTCGAAACACTTCCTCGCTGCATCTTCACTGGCGGCTATCTCAGCCTGTGGAACAGCGCCCTCGATCCCGCCTTGCCCGATGCCGGGGGCGGATCTGCTCAGCCGACCGCTGCCGCCGATTCCCCTGGCGCTGACCTCGACTCCGGGCTCACCGAAGCCGACGTCCTCCACAACCATATCGCCAACGCCGCCGAGTGCGCCGCCGTCCGGCAGCAGCTCAACTCCCTGATCGACTTCTTCGAGCAAACCAAGACGGGGAATTAAGAAATGGTGGAGTGGGTGAAGGTGGGGCTCGACCTGGTGGCGCTGTTCCTTTCCGTCAGCGCCTTTCTCTATGCGCGCTCGAAGGATCGCGGCTCCGAGCATCGGGCCGCTGTGGCCGCCGTGAGCCAGATCGCTCAGGAGGGCGACAAACGCCTGGAGAAGTTCATTGAAGAGCTTTTCCAGCGCCAGCGCGCAATGGAGCTGACCGTGATGGAGACCGCCACAACGGTCAAAGGCCAGCCCGACCGCTCCGACTTCCAATCAGTCCAGCAGAGCATTTCGCTATTCGCTTCGGAGATCAGCCGCAATGTCGGCGAACTCAAAGGCGAGATGAAGGCCACCACGCGCCAAGTGGATTTGATGAACGCCTTCCTGATGCGGGAACCGCCGAAATGAGCTTTCGCGACCACATGAACGAGGATCTCCGCCTTGTCGTGTTGCGCCTTCTGTCGGAGGTGGACGGCTACGAGGCGAATAGCGCCACGCTACAGGCGGCGGTGACAGAGTTCGGCCATCGGCCGAGCCGCGACCAGGTGCACACGCAGCTGGCGTGGCTGCAAGAGCAGGGTCTGCTCAAAGTGACCGCTGTAGCCACGGTGCAGATCGCCGCGCTCACCGCGCGCGGTCTCGACGTGGCGCAGGGGCGCGCCGTGGTTCCGGGAGTGAAGCGGCCGAGCCCTGGAGGCTGACATGCGCATCATCCGCCTCGGAATCGTGGCCGTTGTCCTGGTGCCATGCGTGTGCATCGTCGGCTTCTGCATCGTCTGCGGATTCATCGCTGACGGGGGCCGCTGATGGGCCGCAAATCCTCACTCACCCAGCTGGCGCCGGAGATCCGCACCGAGCTGGACCGGCTGCTCAAGGAAGACAAGCTAACCATCAGCCAGGTGGTCGACCACCTGCGCGCCCTCGGCGCCCCTGTGTCGCGCGCCGCTGTGGGCCGCTACCACAAGAACTTCGAGGAGGTGGCCAAGCGCATGCGCCAGGCCCGCGAAGTCGCCGGGGTGTGGGCCGAGAAGATCGGCAAGGAACCGGAGAGCGAGGTCGGCCGGGGCCTGATCGAGATGATGCGGACGCTGTGCTTCGACGCCAGCGCCGACCAACTGGGCTCTGCTGAAACGCCGGACGCCAAGGCGCTGTTCTTCCTGTCCTCCACGCTGAAGAACCTGGAAGCCGCGGAGCGGGCAAGCCTTGAAACGCGCTTGAGGGCGCGTAAAGCGGCGCTGGAAGACGCCTCAAAGAAGGTCGACGAGATGGCCAAGGCCAAGAAGGCGGGCCTTACGCCTGAAATGGCGGAGCAGATCAAGCGCGAGTTCCTGGGCATCAAATGAGCGCCGACTTGAAAAGCGCCGTCAAGGAAGCCGGCAATCCGCTCGACGGCGGCGGCGACGTGGGAAGCCTGTTCCTGGGTTACCAGGCGCGCTGGGTGGCGGACGAGTCGCCGGTCAAGGTCGCCGAGAAGTCGCGCCGCATTGGCCTCACCTGGGCCGAAGCTGCGGATTCCGCGCTGCTTGCCTCGCGTGTCGATGGCATGGACACCTGGTACGTCGGTTACAACAAGGACATGGCCCAGGAGTTCATCCGCGATTGCGGCGACTGGGCCAAGGTCTACGGCCTGGTGGCGGGCGAGATCGAGGAAACGCAGGAAGTCTTCAAAGACGGCGAAGTCGAGAAGTCGATCCTGGCCTTCGTCATCCGCTTCGCCAGCGGCTTCCGCATCACGGCCCTGTCCTCGCGGCCGTCCAACCTACGCGGCAAACAAGGCCGCGTGATCATCGACGAGGCCGCTTTCAGCCCCGAGCTGAAGGAGCTGCTCAAGGCTGCCCTGGCGCTGCTGATCTGGGGCGGCCAGGTGCACATTATCTCGACCCACGACGGCGACGAGAACGAGTTCAACGAGCTGATCCAGGAGATCCTCGCTGGCAAGAAGCCCTATGGGCATCATCGCATCACGCTCGACGATGCCCTGGCCGATGGCCTCTACAAGCGTATTTGCCGAATTCGCGGCATTGCATGGAGCGCAGGGGCCGAGGCGCAATGGCGCGCCGACCTCATCAGGAGCTATGGCGACGGCGCCGACGAGGAGCTGTTCTGCATCCCGTCTAGGGGCAGCGGTGTGTGGCTCTCCCGCGTGCTGATCGAGGCGCGCATGGCCGACCGGCCTGTGGTGCGCTGGCGCGCCCCCGAAGGCATGGAGCTTTGGCCGGATGATTTGATGGAGGCCGAGGTTGCTTCCTTCTGCGAGAACGAGCTGCTACCGCTGCTGAAGCAGCTCGATCCCGGCCTTCGGTCGGCGGTAGGAGAGGACTTCGGCCGGCATGCGGACCTGACGGTGATCGCGCCCCTACAGGTGACCCTCACCCTTAAGCGCGCATTTCCCTTCCTGGTCGAGCTTGCAAATGCGCCCTTCAAGGCCCAGGAGCTGATCTTCTTCTACATCTGCGACCGCCTCCCGCGCTTTGGCGCGGGCAAGCTCGATGCCGGCGGCAACGGCGCTTACCTGGCCGAGGTGGCGAAGCAACGCTACGGCCCCCAGCGGATCGAGGAGGTGAAGTTCAGCGAGCAGTGGTACCGCGAGAACACTGCGCCGCTGAAAGCTGCCTTCGAGGACGGCTCAATCGAGCTTCCCAAGGATGCCGCCGTGCTGGATGACATGGCCGCATTCCGCATGGTGCGTGGAGTGCCCCGAATCCCCGACATCCGTGTCGCCGACGCCAGGGGGCAAAAGCGCCACGGCGACGCCGGCATTGCCGTGTTGCTGGCCTATGCCGCCGCGCGCCAGGACTACGTGCCGATGGAGGGCCAGGGCACCGGCCGCCTCCGCGTGCATACCCAGCTTGACGGCTTCATGGACTGACAATGGACGATCTGACCCAAACCCCGGCGGCAGCGCCCGAGCTGCAGGAAATTGCCAGCGCCAAGCGCGACTTCATCAATATGCCGGTGTGGGCCGGCCTGCTGCGCAACCTCGATGACGTCATCCTGGTTAAGGGCGGCTGGAAGGGCCTCAAGCTCTACGACGAGTTGGAGCGCGACCCGCATGTTTCCTCGGTGCTGGATAAGCGCAAGCGTGCGGTGACCTCGCGCACCTGGTCGATTGAACCTAAGAGCCAAGCAGCCCGTGACGTCGCGGCGGCGGACCTGGTGAGGCGTCAGTTCGAGGCGATCCAGATCAACCGCATTTGCAAGAACTTCTTGGATGCCACCAACAAGGGTTTCTCG